AGAAAAGCTAGATATGCAGGTGTTCATCTACATGTCGAATTTCGCTAAGTGCGTCAAGCGTGTCGGAGAAGTATGGCTTTCCATGGCTAAAGATACTTACGTCGAAGACGGGCGCAAGATGAAGACCGTAGCCAATGACGGCGCAGTCGGCACGATTGAGCTTAACAAGCCTCGCATGGATAGTGAGACAGGCGCTATTTATTCCGAGAATGATTTAGGACAAGCAAAGTTCGATGTGAATGTTGAAGTCGGGCCAAGCTCCACGACGAAACGCCAGGCTACTGTCCGGTCCCTAACTGGCATGATGACGCTCACTCAAGACCCTGAAACGCTGCAAGTTCTTACCGCCATGGCAATGATGAACATGGAAGGAGAAGGGATTGGCGATGTGCGCGACTTCTTCCGACAGAAACTTCTACGTATGGGTGCAGTCAAGCCGACCGAGGACGAAGCAAAGCAATTGCAAGCGGAGTCTCAGAGCCAGCAGCCAGACGCCAATAGCGTTTACCTGCAAGCCGCCGCCGAGAAGCAGAAAGCCGATGCGCTGAAATCGGCCGCTGAAACTCAACTGACTGCCGCAAAGATTGCCAATACCGAAGCAGATACTGCAACAAAGCTGGCCGGTATCCAGCAAGACCGCTTGAATGCTGCATTGCAGCTTGAGCAAGCACTTGAACAGCGACTTGCGCCGGCTCAACAGCAAATGAGCCAACAATAAAAACTATTAATATTGCCTTATGAATAGATTATGCCTATTATTCAGGCAAACGGTATCCGCTGGCCGAATTCAGCGAGTTTAGGGGTAAAGATGGATCAGGAAATCGAAAACGAAGTTGACGAATCGCAAGAAATCGAAGTTGATGAAGCCAATCCTGAGGAAAAATCTGGTGAGACGCCAGAGGGCCAGGATGAAAATGAATCGAACGAAGATGACGACAGCGTAGTAGTTAGCATCGATGGCGAGGAAGAAAACAAGGCAGAGGCTGAAACGACAGAGGCTCCACAGTGGGTTAAAGACCTGCGCAAAGAGCATCGCGCTACTGTCCGTGAATTGCGTGAAATCAAGGCCAAAGAGGCCGCACGCGAAGCACAGGTAGTGCAGCAGAAGGCACAAGAACTTGGCGAGAAGCCAACTCTTGCTAGCTGCGACTATGACGAGGAAGTCTACGAGCCGAAACTAGCTGAATGGTACAAGCGCAAATCCGAGATTGAGGCTAAAGAGCGAGACGCCAAAGCCCAGCAGGAGCGCCAAAACCAAGAATGGCAAGAGAAACTGGAGGCGCACAAAAAGGCCGCATCTGCCTTGCGTGTTCCTGATTACGAAGAAGCTTCGGAAGTTGTCAAAGAGGCTTTCAGTGATATCCAGTATGCAATCATGCACGAAGCAGATAACTCTGCGGTGCTTGAATATGCCATCGGCAAACGCCCCGCCAAAGTGAAAGAGCTGGCATCCATTACCAACCCGATCAAGTTCGCCATGGCATTGGCGAAATTGGAGACTCAAGTGAAGACGACTTCTCGAAAAGTTCCACCAGCACCAGAAGGCAAGGTACGCGGTAGTGCACCGGCATCTGGCGCGGTTGACTCGCAATTGGACCGCCTGCGCGCAGAGGCTGAAAAGACCGGCGACATGTCGAAGGTCATCGCCTACAAGAATCAAATGCGCGCGGCAAAGAAGTAGCCCATAAATAATAGGAGTATTACAAATGAGCAATAACAGCTTTAGCAAAGAAGAGCGCGTCGCCTTTGAAGACCTGATTGAGGGCTTTGAAGACGCATTGGTGCTGTCGCGTAACGTCAGCAAGTACAGCACTGATCAAACCATGATGGCCCGCACCAATGACACCATCTGGCGCCCAATGCCGTACATCGCGCAGACCTTCGATGGCATGGACCAGACTGCCAACTTTGGCACTTCGACCCAGCTTGCCGTGCCGGCCACTATCGGCTTCAAGAAGTCTTCGCCGTGGATCATGGACGCTACCGAGCTGCGCGATGCACTGCAAGAAAAGCGCCTGGGCGATGCCGCCAAGCAGAAACTGGCATCCGACATCAACGTTGCCGTGATGGGCGTTGCTGCTGCACAGGGCACTCTGTTCGTGAAGCGTTCGACCGCTGCAACTGGTTTCGATGACGTTGCAGCTTGCGAAGCGATCTTCAACGAACAAGGCATCATGCACAATGATCGCTACCTGGCGCTGTCTACCCGCGATTACAACGGCATGGCAAGCAACCTGGCTGGCCGTCAAACCATGCAGGGCAAGCCTGTTACCGCCTACGAGAAAGCTTATGTTGGCCTGATCGCGTCGTTCGATACCTACAAGCTGGACTATGCAAACCGCCAAGCCGCTGCGGCTGGTGGCGCCGGCATTACCATCAGCACCTTGGTTGGCGGCGGCAACGTGTATGTTCCACGTGCGACCTCGACTGCAACCACGGGTGAAACCAGCAATGTGGATAACCGCTACCAGCGCGTGACCGTCTCCAGCACCACCAACGTGGCCGCAGGCGATGCATTCACCATCGCTGCTGTGAACGCTGTTCATCACATCACCAAGGGCGACACCGGCCAGCTGAAAACGTTCCGTGTGATCTCGGTTGATTCGTCCACTACCATGACCATCAGCCCACCGCTGATTACCGGTCAGGGCGGCACCGATGCAGAACTGCAGTACAAAAACTGCGTTGTGAATACCGCTGCATCGAACTCCGCAATCGTGTTCCTGAATACCGTTGCTGGTTCGATCAACCCATTCTGGCAGAAAGACGCCATCGAACTGCTGCCAGGCCGTTACGCTGTGCCAGCAGATTCCGGCGCCGCTGTCATGCGTGCGACTACCGAGCAAGGCATCGAACTGGTCTTCCAAAAGCAATACGACATCAACACCATGAAGACCAAGTATCGTATTGACACGCTATTCGGCGTTTGTGCGAAAAATCCAGAAATGATGGGCCTGATGATGTTCTCGCAAACTTGATTGACGGAAACATTTAAAGATAAGTAGAGGGTTCCGGCCCTCTATTCTCATAAAACATAAGGAATTCATCATGCAAAACGTCGTATATCCACAAGGTTCCGTAACCGTCATCTTGGCGGCGAATGAATCGATTGCCGTCGCAACCGCTGGCGAGACTCGCGTCTATCAAAACGTAGGCTATCCAAACTTCCCGACTACCCAAACTTTGCTGGGTACCGTCATTGGTGGCGCTGCTGGCGTAGCTGCTGGCAACAACAACGGCCAAACCGTATTCGGCCCGTACACTTCTGGCGCCTCGATCACCATCGATAATGGGCCAGCAATTGCCTATTACGAGGTTGGCGCTTCGCCTGCTGTATTGGGCCTGTACGATTACCAACTTTCGCCTACTCCAGTGGCAGTGAACGCTACTGGCGCTGTTTCGGTGGCAGCGATCATCGGCGGTATCGTGACTTCGACCACTGCTGCTGCGGTGGCCGGTACGATTCCGACCGGCACGGTGATGGATGCTTCCAGCGACTGGGCAATCAATGACAGTATCGATTGGTCTGTGATCAACACTGGTGGGGCAAATGCATTTACTGTAACTGCTGCGACTGGTCACACCATTGTAGGAGCGGCAGCGGTGGCTGCCTCGACTTCTGGACGCTTCCGCACTGTGAAGACTGCCGCCAATACGTTCATCACGTATCGCCTGGCCTAAGCCAATTGCCGCCCTGCTGATGTGGGGCGGCTTTTCAATACCAACTAGAGGCGGAAATGGAATACCCTGCACTCGTATATAAAACTCCTGGCCCCTTCACGCATGGCGGTGGCACGCATGATTACATTGCCGTGAATGATGATGCCGAACTTGAGCAGCGCCTTGCAGAAGGCTGGTTCAAATCGATGTTGGAAGCCATTGAAGGAAAAACTTCCGCATCTGAGCAGGAAGAAGAAGACAATTCGGCACCGACTCGCGCTGAAATGGAAGCGAAGGCGAAAGAGCTTGGCATTGCATTCGATGGCCGCACCAGTGATGCGAAGCTCCTGGGCAAGATCAATGACGCACTGAACGCGGGCTAATCATGGGCTGGACTAAGCAGCAGTTGATTGATGAAGCATTCAGCGAGCTTGCTTTGCAGGGCTACATCTTCAATGTCGGTCCTGACGAGCAGACTAGCGCGCTTCGGCGCCTCGATTCCATGATGGCGATGTGGAATGGCAAGGGCATTCGTCTCGGCTATCCGATTCCATCCAGCGCCGACAATTCCACGCTCGATCAGGATTCGAATGTACCTGATTGGGCGAATGAAGCTGTGTTTCTCAACCTGGCGATTCGCCTATGCGGCGGATTCGGTAAGCTTCCACCAGCAGCAACGATGGCAACGGCTAAAGAGGCTTATGGCGTGGTGATGCAGCGTATGGCAATGCCACAGCAGACGCAAATGCCTTCAACTATGCCGATTGGTGCAGGTAATCGCCGCTGGGGTATCGCTGGCGATCAAAGCCCATTCTTCCCGGTTCCGAAAGATCCGGTACTTGCTGGCCCTGATGGGCCGCTTGAATTTAACTAAGAGGCGAAAATGCCAGACATCAATCAACTTAGTCAGGTCGATTCGGTATCAGCCGGCGACCTGACTGTTATTTTCTCCACGCCAAACGGCGATACTCGTGCTGCTTCGATGAGCACGTTGGCGACCTTCTTCCAAAGTCAATTGACGGAAGGGAATGGCTTTCAGACGCAATATGCAGCACCAAACGCAACCGGGTTCAGTGTAACGATTGCACCGGTAACGACTGGTGGCGATGTTTATCTGCTGCTGACGCCTACTGGCGCGTTTGCAGCGGGAACCACTGTTCTGCCTGAACTGGCCTCCTGTGTGGATGGTCAGCAGGTCTTGGTAAGCTGCACTCAGGCTGTGACCGCGCTGATCGTAAGCGGCAACGGCGCAACGGTGAACGGTGCGCCTACCACGCTGGCAGCTAATGCCTTCTTCCGACTTCGTTTCGATGGGGTCTTTAACGCTTGGTATCGTATTGGGTGATCATATGGCAGCGAAGAAATTCATCGCTCAGGCGATAAGTAAACCAGGCGCACTGCGAAAGTCTCTCGGCGTCAAGGAAGGCAAGGATATCCCTGCCAAAGCGCTTGAGAAGGCAGCAAAGAAACCCGGAGTCACCGGCCAGCGCGCCCGCCTGGCTGAAACCTTGAAGAAAATGAATAGCAAATGAGCGCACTACAACCATTCTCGCCCCACTATGGCACCAATCAAGTGCTGACGGCTGCCGCTGCTGCTGCGACTGCAAATATCGATCCTGTTGACAAAGAAGTCCGCATTATCAACAACGGGGCAAACATTGCATATATCCGCATTAGCAGAAATGACAACGTAGTTGCGGCAACGACTGCTGATCTGCCAATCTTGAATGGCATGTCCACCACGATTACTAAGGCGGATGGTCAAGACCGGTTGTCGTACATTTCCGCTCTTGGCACAACTCTGCAAGTGATGACTGGCGAAGGTTGGTGAAATAATGCAAATCCCCATCCTCCGAGGAGTCTATTCGGATGCGAATGCTGATTTTCGCGTGGCGTATCCGCGAAACATGATGCCGATTCCACAAGAGCATGGGATTTCGCAAGGCTACCTGCGTCCTGCGCCTGGAGTGGTTCAGTTTGCAACTGGCCCTGGCATTGATCGCGGCGGGATTAACTGGAATGGCCTGCTCTATCGAGCTATGGGCAATTCGCTTGTGCGCGTTGCTGCTGACGCAACAGTGACAAATTTGGGCAGTATCCTCGGAACTACTCAAGTCTCGATGGATTATTCCTTCGATAAGCTGGCGATTGCATCTGGTGGCAAGCTCTACTATTTCAGCGGCACCACGCTTCAAGAAGTCACCGACCCAGACTTAGGCACAGCGCTCGATGTGATTTGGGTTGACGGCTACTTTATGACCACGGACGGAACTTCGCTGGTGGTCACGGAACTGAATGATCCGACGCAAGTTGACCCGCTGAAATATGGCTCCAGTGAGGTTGACCCTGATCCAGTGGTCGCCCTGCTCAAGTTACGCAATGAACCGCACGCCATCAACCGGTACACCATCGAGGTATTCAATAACATCGGTGGAACCGGCTTCCCATTCCAGCGCAATGAAGGCGCTCAGATGCAGCGTGGCGCGGTTGGCACACATGCCTGCTGCCTGTTCACGCACGGCCAGGATGAGGTGATTGCCTTCCTTGGTGGTGGCCGCGATGAGCCTTGTGCGATCTGGATCGGCCAGAACAGCATTACCTCCAAGATTTCTACTCGCGAAATCGATTTGACCCTGCGCCAGTATACTGAGGCACAGCTAGCTGCTTCAGTTCTGGAAGCTCGGATTGATAAATCGCACCAGTATCTTATGTTGCATTTGCCTGACCAAACGCTTGTCTATGACGCCGGGGCATCACAAGCATTGCAGCAGCCGGTATGGCTCACACTGACTAGCTCAATTGTCGGATTGGGCCAATATCGCGCGCGCAACCATGTGTGGTGCTATGACCGCTGGATTGTTGGTGATCCGCTTGATGTGCGTCTTGGCACGTTGGACGAAAGTATCAGCACTCATTATGGTGCGGTGATCGGCTGGGATTTCAACACGCAGATCATTTACAACGAAAGCAAAGGTGCGCAGATTCACTCGTTGGAGCTTGTCTGCTTGCCTGGGCGCGTGGCATTTGGCTCTGATCCTGTCGTGTGGACTTCGTATTCTCTGGATGGCGTGACATGGAGCCAAGAGTATATGTGTCCAGCAGGAAAGCG